GGACTTACAGATATACTTGAAATGGATATTGTACATTTTGTTAGAGCATTTAAATTGTTAAATAAAAAAGCAGTTGCTTCTAAGCGAACAACAGCTACGGAAAAATTTCTTTCCATCCCACCATTTAATAATAAACCAAGCAAAGTAGCATTGAATTTAATTGCAGGTAAATTACACATAGCTGTTAATGAACTAGAGGAGTACATAAATAATGACTGAACGTAAATTACCTTTTGCTTGCAAAGTAATAGATAAAAAACCTGTTGAAGTAGCCAATAGATTTACTGGTGATACAATAACTATACCGCCTGATGCTGTTGCAGTTTACGATACCATTATAGGTGCTGAAAGGATTAGAGATTACAAAACAATGCGCAAAGGTTTAGATTGGTTTATTGCAAATGAGCCTGATGCATATATGACATTACTAGATTGAACGGAGGCCTCAATGAATGAACTAATAACTTTTATTATCTGGTTGATTATTTACTTGGAGATATTTGGATGAATGAACAAAAAGAATACGATTGGAAATACAGAAGAACTAATTCTAAAGGTGATGTTATCTTTAGACATAATACAAATCAAACTGTAGAAGATGTTTGTAATTTTTTAGATGAATATAATATTGAATATGAAAAAAGATTAGGAGCAACAATGCTATGGATTTATTTTAATAATAAAAAGTACGCTTACTATTATACAACAGGAAAATGGGCGCCTTTTGCATCAGGAGGCTACCCAAAAAAACATTTTCACTCTAAAGGAATTGAAGATTTTTATAATAGATTTTTACTTTCTAATAAAAAATATGTTGTTAAAGAAACTGTTAAAGATGTAAAAGAAATATTAAATAAATTTAAAATAGAATATACAATTAAAAATTCAACTGTAACTTTAATTACTAAAGCTATACCAAGAGTTGATGGTAAAGGAAATAGAAAACGATTTACTTATGAGTACTGTATTGGAACAGGAAAATGGAGAGAAATAAAATCTAATAACACAAATATAAATTATTATAATTCTCAAGGCATAAAACATTTTGTAATTAAATATTTTCAAGCTACAGAAAAAGAACAGTTAAAAGGATTTCAAAGTTATGAATGAAATAGAAAAGATAGATTATGTTTCAGGTACAATTAAAGAAACTCTACAGGCTATGGAGGATGACATAGGTAACTTACCTCAATGGCAATTAGAAAACTCTTTAGAGTTACTTAAAGATTTAAAAGAGCCTTACTTGATAGCTATAAAAAATAAAATAAACTCAGGACAATTTTAATATAGGATTGAACGCACTATGAATAAACTAAATAAACTTTATCAAATTGAATCTGCTTTAACTACGTGCAGTCTAAGTATACCTATGGGATTAAGAAAAGAATCTCAATTAGGTATAGCTCTTAATAATGTAGAAGAGCTAATTGAACTGGAAATCCAGGATCACGTTGAACGTGGTAATGCTGCAGGCATTGCTTTAAGTTACACAGAAGAGTACCAACAAATGAACAACGACATTAAACTAAAAGGAAAAGAAAAATGAAAAGAGCTAGAACTAAAAGATATGTAATGACAGTTAATAAAGGTGAGACTATAGAAGAGTATAGACTGGCTGTGTTAAGAGATACTATAAAGTTTATTAATAAACATATAGACCACAAGTTATATATTAAATGTCACGGAAGATTTGGTAAGAACAATCCTCACTTGGCTAAGTATACTAATCAACACGGTAATATTAACTGGAGAGATTGTAAGTTAGAAGACGCACAAAGAATAGATGTGTATCTTCACGAAAGATAAACCTGTGTAAAGAAGTGTTAAGATTTGTTAAGAGACATTGACAATTTCTTAATGCTTCTTTAAACTCTATAGAGCTAAGAAGGAACTTAATATATGAATGAAAAGAAAGTAAAAGCCTTAAGAAGAAAAATAAAACCGCTTCAAGTAGAATGGTTAAAGACGCTACTGAACGAAGAAGAGGCATCACAGGTCTCTATAGATAATATAGATGAGTTAGCTCCTACACAGGATTACTATATGGCTAATCGAACTATGTACCTTTCCTTTATGACTCCTAAATGGATAATGAAATATCTTAAAAAGTATCCTGAGATAAATTCTTTTGCAGAACTAAGTATCTATTATGAAGATTGGAGAACTAAGAATAGAGGAACTTTAAACTGGATACAATAATAGGAGTCACTAATGTTTAAAACAATAACAATAGGATTAGTAATTGCACTAATGATTAATCTTGTTAGTCTTAATATGTATAATCTATATATCCAACAAGAGTTTGAGGGTCAAGTTACCACCACTAATTATCTTAATACTAAGATCATTGAAGTTAAAAATAATCTATCCGAAATGCAAGCAGATTCAATCAGCTCTGTGTCTCGTTCAGAATTTGATAACACTATTGAAGATAGCAAAAGATTTATAGAGTATGAAGTAAGTATGTCTAGAAAATCTATTCAAGAATTTATTGATAGTCTTAATAAAGATATGGATCGCTTAAATACTATAAGTAATCTTAGCCAAAAGAACGATGAGTATTTCCAGGAACAGCTTGAATTAATTCTTTATGAACTAAAAAACTTACAGACTCCAGAGGTAATAGATACTCCTGTAATTGAACCAGAAACTATAGAGCCTGCAGTAGTTGAAAAAAAAGAAGAAGTAGTTGAGCCTGTTGTTGTTGAAGAGTGTTCATATGCTTTACAGAAAGGCAGACAAAATAGCACTAAAGGAATTCAACGTACAGTAGATAGCCTTAGAAAAAAAGGTAACTATAATTTATCTGTATTGTTTAATATTAACACACAAGGTATAGCAGAAGACCTATCAGTACAGTCAAATGCTGCACCTTCAAAGTTAGAAAAAGCTGTACAAAAGTATGTTTCTAGGTTAAACTTTATACCTAAAGATACAGTTGTTACTAACTGTGAAATGAGTTTTAATTTGAATGTAACATAAACGAGGAAAATAAAGATGGCAGAAGAAAATACATTTAACGCGGGAAGCGGAGTCGGTGAAGTTACAGGTCGTGCTTACTATGCAAATGTAACTACACCTAATACAACGTTCGATGACAAGTGGGAAGTTAGTTTAGTATTAGATGACGAAACTTTAACTGAGTTTGAAAATAGAGGACATCCTATAAAAGAAAAAGACTTTGGTAGGTTTGTTCACTTCAAAAGAAATGTAGATAAGAAAGGTGGTGGTCAAAACACTAGACCTATTCTTGTTAATGAAGAGCGTAAACGTGTTGATACTTTACCTAAAATCGGTAACGGTTCTTTAGTAAAAGTACAGTACGGTGAGTACGCTTGGAACTATCAAGGTAAAGCAGGTAAAGGTAGAGACTTACGAGCTATTCAATTACTAGACTTAGTAGAGTACAATGAGCCTGATGGTGCGGGTATGTACGATGAAGGAGAGTTTTAGGATGACTGATGAACAGAAACCTTTTATTACTATTGATGATGTGCAGATTTCGGTAGAAGATTTACCAGAAGAAGCACAAGGTATCTTCGGTAGGATACAAAGACTTAATCAAAAGAAAGCAACGTTAGCTCTTGATATGGAAGAGATAGATGCTAGTCTTAATTTCTTTTCAAGCAGAATCATAGCTATTGTTAATGCTGATGCTAAACCAAAAGAGGAGGAAGCAGAAGCAGTTAAGTCTAATAACTAAGCGTGTTACAAAGCTAGGCATTTCTTAACATAATGTACGAATTATGAAGATAGATTAAGAGGTGTCTAGCTTTTTTATTAACTAAAATATTTGGGGAACAACATTGAATACAGAAAGTACTTTTATTAAACACATACCTTGTGATGCCTGTGGCAGTAAAGATAACAACAGTTTATATAGTGATGGTCATACTTATTGTTTTGGTTGTGAGACTAGAACATCACCAGAAAGAATTGGCATTATAGATAATAAATCTTCAGTAAGTTTTTTACCTACAGATAAAAATAGTTTTTTACATTCTTATAAAGGATCATACAATGCTCTTGAAGACAGGAAGATTAGTCTTAAAACTGCTAAAACTTTTGGGGTTTTATCTAGCCCCAATAAGCACGTGTATCCTTATTATAATAATAACGAGATTGCAGCTACTAAAACTAGAGAGATAGATACTAAAAAGTTTTATTCCAACGGTAACTTTGAAGGCACAGGATTATTTGGTGAGCAGTTGTATAGAAATACAGGCGGTAAATACTTAACTATTACTGAAGGTGAGTGCGATGCTATGGCAGTCCATCAAATGTTTGGAGGTAAGTGGGCCGTTGTTTCTGTTAGAGGAGCTTCATCTGCAATCAAAGATATAAGAGACAGCATAGAGTTTGTAGAAGCTTATGAAAATGTAGTGCTTGCATTTGATAACGATAAGGCAGGACAAGATGCAGCCAAGAAGATAGCCCGCATATTAAAGCCTAACAAAACTAAGATACTTTCTTTTCCCACAGGCTTTAAAGATGCTAATGATATGCTTAAACAAGGGAAGTTTGAAGAGTTTACAAAAGCCTGGTGGGAAGCTAAAACATATACACCATCAGGTATCCTAGAACTATCTAGTAAAAAAACAGATTGGTTACAACGAGAAGATAAAGAAAGCGTACCTTATCCGTGGTCAGGTTTAAATGATAAACTTTACGGTATGCGCAAAGGAGAGTTAGTTACTCTTACTGGAGGTACTGGTTTAGGTAAGTCTAGTGTGACTAGAGAACTAGAACATTGGCTTATCAAAAACACTACAGATAATGTAGGCATTGTAGCTCTAGAAGAGAACTGGCTTAGAACTGCTGACGGAATAGTATCTATCGAAGCTAACGATAGAATCTATTTAGCTGAGAAAAGAAACAACTATAGTAGTGAACAATTAGAAACTTTATTTGACAATGTAATTGAAGATGGTAGAGTGTTTATCCACGCGCACTTAGGTGCAACTAATATTGATGAGATCTTTTCTAAACTTAGATACATTATAGTAGGCTGTGAATGTGAATGGGTAGTAGTTGATCACTTACATATGCTTGTAAATGTAATGACAGAAGGCGATGAAAGAAGAGGTATTGATAGTTTAATGAATCGTCTTAGATCTTTAGTAGAAGAAACAGGTGTAGGTATGATACTGGTATCTCATCTTAGAAGAGCAGCAGGTGAGAAAGGACACGAGCAAGGTATCGAAGTATCTCTTTCTCACTTAAAAGGATCACAAGGAATATCACAACTATCAGATTGTGTAATAGCCTTAGAAAGAAATCAACAGGCAGATAATCCAGAAGAAGCTAACACAACAAGAGTACGAGTTTTAAAATCTAGATACACAGGGGATACTGGATTGGCTTGTAGCTTAAAATATAATATAAATACAGGAAGACTTTATGAAACAGACCTTGATCTCTCTCCCCAATCAAATAGCTCATCACCGTTTTAAAAAAGTAATATTTGATGTAGAAACAGATGGATTAGAAGGGAACACAATACACTGTATAGTAACCAAAGTAATTGGGGGTGAGACACAACTGTTTCCCCCTAATAACTTACAGGCAGCAGTAGATATATTAACCAGTGCTGATGTGTTAGTAGGCCACAACATCATAGGCTTTGATATCCCTGTTATTAAAAAACATTTCGATGTTACCTTGACTAACCATATCGAAGACACTTTAGTAGTATCCCGCTTAGTTAATCCTGTTCTTACAGGAGGACACAGTTTAGATAATTGGGGTTACTTACTCTATCCTAACGATGCAGAAAAAAGAAAAGCAAAACAGCCTGATAGTTGGGATGAGTATACAGAAGAAATGGGTAAGTATTGTATACAGGATGTAGAATTAAATGCAGATATTTATTATGCTTTACTTAAACAAGTAGAAGAGTTTAGTCAAGAGTCTATTGATCTTGAACATTCAGTAGCTAAGATAATTAAAGAGCAAGAAGTTAAAGGCTTTATGCTTGATGAAAAGAAAGCTACCTTATTGTCTGCTAAGTTACAGTCTAAGATGGCTACCCTTGAAAAAGAAGTACACGAAACTTTTAAACCTAAATGGGTAGACGATAGATTAATAACTCCTAAGTTTAATAAAGATGGTTCGTTATCTAAAGTACCTAAGTTAACTGATGAAGAACTTATTAAAGTTAAAGCTACTGACTACGAACCTTTTATGCGGCAGAAGTGGGTAGAGTTTAACCTTGCTAGTAGAAAACAAATTGGTGAATACCTTATAGACTTTGGATGGAAACCAAAAAAGTTTACACCTACTGGTCAGCCTATTGTAGATGAAACTACTTTAGAAAGAGTTAAAGGTATACCAGAGGCTACACTTATAGCTGAGTTTATGATGCTACAAAAACGAGTAGCACAAGTTAGCTCTTGGTTAGAGTTAGCTAAAGATGGAAGAGTACACGGCTTTGTTATACCTAACGGAGCTATCACAGGAAGAATGACGCATCGAAATCCCAACGTTGCTCAGACACCAAGCTCGCATAAACCTTACGGAAAAGAATGTAGGGAATGTTGGACAGTACCTGAAGGATATAAGTTAGTTGGTATAGATGCTTCAGGTCTTGAACTTAGAGTATTAGCACACTATATGAAAAATAAGGATTACATAAATGAAATTATCTCAGGAGATATTCACAGCACAAATCAATCACTTGCTGGCCTTGAACAGAGAAGCCAGGCTAAAACTTTTATCTATGCACTCATATACGGAGCAGGAGATTCTAAAATTGGAAGCGTGGTTGGTGGAAATTCAAAAGTCGGTGCATCACTTAGAAATCGTTTCCTCAACAATCTCCCATCACTTAGAAATCTTACAACTAGCGTTGAGCGAGCAGCAAGTACACGTAAGTACCTTAAAGCATTAGATGGTAGACATATACATATAAGAAAAGTTTACTCATCTTTAAATACTTTATTGCAAGGAGGCGGTGCAGTTATTATGAAGACTGCTTTAGTACTATTACATAATAGAATTAAACAACTAAATCTCGATGCTAGTTTTGTAGGTAACATTCACGATGAATGGCAGATAGAAGTTAGAGAAGATCAGGCTGAACAAGTAGGACAGCTAGGAGTACAGGCTCTTAAAGATACTACAGAAGTATTAAAACTTAATTGCCCTTTAGATGGAGAGTATCAAATAGGAGATAACTGGAGTGAAACACACTAAACAGCTTTACCTTTTTGAAGAAGAAGATTCTTATGTAGAGGATACAGAAGGACATACTTGTATTAAGTGTAATACTTATAAAGAAACTTCAGAGTTTCCTTTTAGAGAAACAGTAGGTACATCACGAAGATCTATATGTAGAGACTGCACTTCTATTCATACTAAGATAGTAAAAGAATTAAAACAACAATATCCTAAACCTTTTGATCCTAACTATACGTGTCCTTGTTGTGATAAGATGGAAGAAGAACTAAAAGAATATGGTAGATGGCAAGACAAATCTGTTTGGGTATTAGATCACGATCATTCAACTAATACTTTTAGAGGATGGATATGTAATAATTGCAACAATGCACTAGGAAGATTTGAAGATAATACAGAAACTTTAGATAGAGTTATAAAGTATTTAAATAAACACAAGGAAAACTTATGAAGAAATTAGATACAGTAGTAGAAGACATCTATAAAGAAGTATCTAAAATTAGTGAAGGTAAAACTTTAAAGGTTACTGAAAAACAATTAGATGAATTTGCAGCAGGTATGAAGTCAGCAATGAAACATTGGCTTACTCCAAGAGAAGTAAAGAAACCCTATTTACGTATGTCTAATATAGGCAGACCTGAAAGACAGCTTTGGTATGATATGAAGTTAGATCCTAAAGAAAATATTATAGATGCCTCTACTCAAATTAAATTTTTATATGGACATTTACTAGAAGAAGTTGTTTTGTTTTTAGTTAATTTATCAGGCCATAAGATAACAGATCAACAAAAAGAAGTTAAGATAAAAGGAATCAAAGGACATATGGATTGTAAGATAGATGGAGAAGTTGTAGATATTAAGTCAGCTTCTAACTTTGCCTTTAGAAAATTTAAAGATGGTACACTACCTAACAAAGATTCTTTTGGTTATCTTGCACAGCTT